ATGACTCAACTCCATCAACCTTTTTCTGAGCACCCCAATCTGCAGAATACTGTTTCAGTTGTGCCAGTATTTTTGATACGTTTATTCCAGTCTTGATGATGGATATGTTATTCAAAGAAATCCTCCAGTGATGACCTGTGTTCAGTATCCCAACCAATCGCATCCAGAATAATTTTCACAGCATCGACATACACTTTATCAAACATTTTTTCGTAGTCTATAAATTCATGCAACCCAAACTCTTTTGGAAGGTGATCCACATATCCAATAACATCCTCACGATATGGATTCTGTGGATTCAGATATACGAACTTTATCTTGGATCTCTCAAGTATAGGTTGATATTGTTTAGTGAGTCCAAGTTTTTTTATGTAGTGATTATGCAATAACGCAGCACGCACAGCAATGGGAGTTGCCTTGGCATATATCGGTGAACCTGTATATTGCTTCAGATTGTTTACACCACGGGGAAATGATATTACCTCAACCGGCATTGCATTGAACTCTTCACGGAAGTCTGCGATGTACTTCTGCAACTCTGGTTCTGTTTTGTTTAGGATAACCTGTATGGTGTCCTTTAGTTTCTTGCGGATAATTGCAGGAGTGGATGATTTGTTCACCTCAAGTCCAACCACCTTTAGTTTTGGTTGGGCATATTGAACACCCTCAGAGTTATGTACGTTCAGAATATATCTTTTCTTTGCTGTCCAGATTGCCTTGTCTGCCAGCACTTCTCTTTTCATTTGCATCTTCTGTTGATATGCATTCATATACTCTGCCAACTCTTGATAACCTTTATCTATGAATGGCATAAACACTTCAGTACATATTCGGTCAAGATATTTTATAGTTTGGTCAGTGGTTTTATTTGGACAAGTCTTTTCAACTAACTTCCCAAGCGCAAGGTAAATGGAATCTGTGTCAATTGCTATGACAAAATCTTCACCCTCGGTTTTCAGTGTCTTGTTCATAAATGCATTCAACCTATCTGCCATCCAGCGAATGGATAATTGACCAGAGGTTGTGATACCCTCTGCCATGCGTAGGTCGAAATATCTGAACCAAGAGTTACCCAGTGCTCCGTATAAAGAGTTCAATGCAATCTTACCTGCCATCTGCATACTATTCAGACGGGATATTTCTTTGCGTAAATTATTGTTATCCTTGTCATGTTCAAACTCTTGTTGAACAGCAAGCATTTTCTTTTTATTAATGGATCTCTCATCATACATTTTCTCCATCAACTCAGGCAAGAATCCAGACACATCCTTCCTATAACAAACACCATTGGCAGTGACTGCTAGATTATTTTCTTTCACATATTCCAAGTCTGCTTCTCTTGCCAGCAGTTGGTCAACATTGGTATTGATTCTATAATCGTCCAGTGTTTCTGGACTGATATTGTATTGCATTATCAGATGAGGGTATAGTGATGCCAAATCAAATGATACCACCCAGTTGTGTGCACCAATGATTGGATCTTTGACGAATGCTCCTTCAAATGCTTCCACCTTCTGACTATGGGATTTCTGGGGCACGACAATATTTTTCTGGAGCAAGTGATTATAGATAATTGCATCCCACATCTTCACTGGGCTGAATACATCCTCATAGTTTATCTTGGCATTGTATGCCATTGTTACAATCAATACTATCAACTTCTTTTTGTCTTCCAGTCGATCAACCAATTCCACGTCACGAATATTATAGTCAACGAATATCTGCCAGTGATTAGTGTAACTGTCCTTGAAGTCCACTCCAGGTAGATCCAGCTTGCCCTCGTTCAACTCCACTCCGGCAATATGATCCAGTCTGTATGACTCCTGCGTGGTGTAGGTAAACTTCCTATAGAGATCCAGGTAATCCAGAACAGATACGCCTGCTATATCATATGAGATTTCTTCACGACCACGTATTGTAACTCTGCGTTCCTTGATGATATTCCAAGGTGATAATCTGGAGGCAGATGTCTCACCCAGTACCCGTCTGATACGGTTGATGATATATGGCACATCAAACAGATTTACATTCCATCCTGTAATTGCGTCTGGATAGTTCTGTTGCCAGAATATTAGAAACTCTTTCAGTAAATGCTGCTCGTCATTACACAAATGGTAGGTGACATCTTTGCGAGTGTTGTTGTATGCCTTGCAACCGAATGTGATAATATTTTTGGTGAAGTTGTTTTGCAGTGATATTAGAATAATCTCTTCATTGGCAGTCTCGATATTGGGGAATCCAAACTCCGTGGAGGTTTCAATATCAACTGTGAATAGTTTTACATTGTCTGTATCCCACTCTACTTCCTTTGGATATGTCTCTGAGATATATTGGCAGATATAGTTTGAGTTGCCGTGCACACCAAATCCTGCCACGTCCTCATAGGTGGAAAGAAAATCTCGTGTGTCTTTTATACTTCCTGGTTTTACTTCGTGGACCGGAGCACCATACAGAGTGTGCCATTTTGCTGGGATGCCAGTATTGGAACTGACAAATAGTGTTGGTTGAAAATCTACTTTGCGAGAGAATGCAACTCCATCCTCATAACCTCGCACTAGAATTTTATCACCACGGGTATATACGTTTGTGTAGAATTCTGTCATTTTATTTCCTATAATAAATTTGTGGCAGGTGCGGTATCCGGCCATCGGTTGCTCAGCTCCCTAGACCTGCCCATTCTCCTTTTACTTTCCTTACCACAAAACAATTATACTATACTCTATCATTTAGAGCAAGTATTTCATATGATCCCTAATGCCTTGAGTTCATCCTTCTTCAAAACCAACAATTTTCTATGCGTTGGAAATTGCTCCCATTTTGCCCTATCTTTTTCAGTTTCATATCCCTTTATTTCGACATACACATCATCATCGATCAAGTAAAAGTCGGGGGTATATCTTCTGGTCTTATCTTCAAAATTATATGAAAAACTATCCTTATTTCTAATCCATTTTACATTATTGCGATCGAGATATTTGGCATATGCCACTTCCCAAGATCCATGCAAATCAATTCCGTTATAGTCTATATGCATATGTTTTGCTAACGAGGTATGCCAAGTTCCGTTGGTAACCTTTTCAGTTACAGTTTTACTGATTCTTTTACCGTTTTCTTTATTAAAATCGTCCGATCTCAATAGATTTCTGTCAGATAATTTCTTTCTAGTTACCTCTGTTACAATTGGTTTTGGTAATCCTAACCGCAAAGCTTTGGTATATTGATTACCATGTTGCATGTCTTCTCTATTCGTCTGAAAAAATGTAGTTTGCCTATTTTCATTGGATTTACATAATCTTTCATGATTACGAAGCGAGTTGTCATTTTTACACTCTTTACTGCAAAATTTACATAATAGCATAATTTTCTCCTATGCTATTATTTATAAAATTTTAACTTTCTAACTCCGATGCTCTACCGATAATTGCCCTAAGCATCCTTAGAATATAAAAGCATCATACCATCCAATGCGCAATCATGCACGGGGTGATGCTTCCTTACACATGCTCTATCAAATCCAGGATATGCAACTTCGCAGTAACCATTGGTTGATCCAGTAAAAATATCTATTGCTGTTCTTACATCTCTATAACTATTATACGGCATTATAGAGTTAAAATCAAGTTGATTCGCAAGGTCATCCATCACCATTTGATCCAACGAACCTCTGGTCCAGATTATATTTGTACCAGGATACTTTGAGATAAACTTCATCAACATTGCCATGCCATCTTCCGGAGACAGATCATCCGGTAGAGGTTTCATTGAGATATCTCTAATTGATTTGTGTTGCTTGATCCACCAGTCAACTGTATCCTTTGACACAGTTCTATGTAACCGATCTATCTGATCCTTGGAATTGAACTTCACAAATAGTCCATTGGCAATCATCTCATCATATGATGGTCTAGTGTTGTCCTCAATGTGAATGATACCTGCAGATAATACAACCGCATGAGAATCAGCAGATAATGTTTCTATATCTAGAATAAACATTCTTCACTACTCCGATGGTGTTTGCTAACTAAAACGATCTTGCAAATATGCTCGAGACGTTCGATATGCTCAAATGCTCCCCATGGTGAAGAGTCAACCGATACAACTCCATGCCCCTTGATACCAACAATATTATATTTGAGGTTGCCATCACGATCCAGT